TATGGCTATGATGGGTTTTTTAGTAGAACATTTGGGATACACCCCAGCAAAATCAGCTATGCGAACATAATGGATGTCGGCACCAGAACAAATATTGCCAACAATCAGTTCTCAAAATTTGTTAATCCAACAAATACTCCCGGAAGAATTGGATATAATCGAGCGTTTCCTCCTGCGGAACCAGGTTTTTTAAGATCTGGTGTACAAAAAGAAGGCTTTAACACCATACTTGGCCCGGTTCAGAGATATGCCAGACAACGCAGCCCTTCAGATATGATAGCGGCAGCAGCCTTTGGACCATTCGGACTGCTTGCAGATCAGCTTACTAAAGACACTTTTGGTGTGGGAGGTATTCGCCCTCCTGATGCCGCTGCTCCTGGTCAACCAACAAGTCTTCTAGGTCAAGCTGTTCAGGGTATTAGAGAAGCTTTTGGTTTAACACCAAAGGAACAAGAGAAAGTTGCTGAGTCTGGTGGTATCTATGAGGTGGTTGAGAGAGACGGCAGAAATGTAATGGTTCTTGCGGATGGCAGGGAAATTGATCTTGGTCGTGGAAGAGAAGTAGGGGTTGAAGCCATGAGAGACCCTGTCTTTGCCACCGATCCTACTTTCTTTGGGCTTGGACAAAAACGAGAAAAAGGTGCTCTTCAAAGAGGGTTTGATGCACTTGGTCGAATGGATGCTAGAAGCAAAATAAGTCCTGAAGTAGATGCTTTTTTAAGTGAGCATGGTATAACCACNGAACAATTCCTAGATCCTGATTCGTTTTCAAGAGCGTTAATAGAGCAAGTCCCTGATGGAGCCGTGCTTCCTGATGGAAAAGTAATGAGTCCAGATCTTAGAGAAGAAGTTATAAACGATTTTAATACCAGACAAGAGACAGATAGCAAACCTGATGCCGCAAAACAAATAGAAGGCATGATTCAAGACTTGTTGAGTTCGGCGGATACTTCAGCAGGCTTGTTCACTCCGGTAGCAGACACGACTAGACAAAGACAAAGAAGCGGGGATCCAAATCTTTACGTTACTGATAGATATAGCAAGGTAGATGAACTAATTAATAAATTTGGTTTAGGATCATTTTTTAGAGGCTTGGGAATGGACGTGGATAGACCGCCTAGGGTTCAACAACGTATTCCGGGCGGAGGGAAGAGTATTTTTGGCTTCCCTATGAATATTGCCTTCACCACTCCCGCACCGCCTGAATCAGCTTTGACTCCCGCAGCACAGGCACAACGAGATGCACAAACATTAGGACTGGCAAGTCTTGAAGACTTGGTTAGTAGAAACATACCCATGGGTCCAGAGATTGACACAAGAACGCAGAGAAGTGGTTTTAGTCTTACACCATCCGAACGGGAATTTCAGCAGCTTCAAGAAAGCTTTGGCGGTGGTCCTGATGATGGCGCTGTAGGTGCCTCTGATGATGATACAGAGTTTGTAAACTATCAACCAAATATCTCTGGTGGATATTACGACTACGGTAACATGCCTTTAAGACCACCAATACAGGATGGAGATGATCGTATTGTAATACCTACTGAGGAAATATTAAACAGGTTGCAATTTTTTATGGATCCGTCTAGGGGGGTAGTAAGGTAACAATACAGAAAAGGAGAGGGGCTTGGACGTATTAAATTTTATAAAAGATTATCAAAAGATATTGATTAACAGAGTAGAAGATATTAGTGTTTCCATAACAAGCGGTGGAGTAACGGATTGGGAAGACTATAAAGCAAGAGTCGGTGAAATACAGGGTGTCACCTATGCTCTTGACGAAATGAAGGCCCTGCTAAAGAAAGTGAAGTATGTCGATGACACTGATCGTACCTGAATATGTTCTCGCACAACGTGCCGCAAAACAAGAAGCAGAAAAAGCTGCAAAACAAAAATCATTAAAAGAGAGAGTGCCACAACCCACTGGGTGGAGAATCCTTGTCATGCCTTATATGGGCAAGGAGAAGACCGAAGGTGGTGTCTATGTTCCTGACCAAGTTAGAGATCGTGAGTCAAAAGCCACTGTTGTAGCTTATGTTTTAAAGATCGGACCTCTTGCTTATCAGGACAGAGATAAATTTGGTGATGGCGGTCCTTGGTGCAAAGAGGGAGACTGGGTCTGTATTGGCAGATATGCGGGATCTCGCTTTAACATTGAGGGAGGGGAAGTTCGTATAATTAATGATGACGAGGTCATCGCAACCATCGTTGATCCTGACGATGTTAAAAACTATGGAGCGTAGTAATGGCAGAAGCTGCAAAGAAAACTACTGATTTGTCTGCTGATCTTGAAGAAGAGCAGGGGCAAGAAGTAGAAGTCGCCGAGGAGGAGACTCAGGAGGAACAGGCTGAACAGGAAACAGTTGAGCAGGCTTCTGAGGAGGGGGAGCAGAAGGACGAGAAAGAGGAAGAGCTTGATCAGTACTCAAAGAATGTTCGTGATCGTATAAGCAAGATTACTCAGAAGTATCGTGACGAAGAAGCTCAAAGAATAGCAGCAGTTGAGTTTGCTCAGAAAGTAAAGCTACAGAATGACGAACTCAAAGAGAGATTAACAGCTTTAGATCAATCTTATGTCGGAGAGTTTGGGACCCGGATACAGTCACAGATTGACGCTGCAAAAGTGGCGTATCAGAAAGCCTATGATGAAGGCGACGCTGATGCAATGTTTGAAGCGCAAAAGAATTTAAGCAGACTTGCTTTAGAAGAGGCGCAAGTAGAACAAGCTAAGAAGCGACAAGAACAGCAGGCTGCTGCTCCCAAACGAGAACAACAACAGCCGCAGCAGCAACAACAGCCGCAGCAACCACCACCACCCGATGAAAAAGCACAGGCTTGGGCAGCAAAAAATGAGTGGTTTGGTCAAGATCAAACAATGACTTATGCTGCTTTTGGAATTCACAGACAGTTGATTGAGGAGGAAGGATTTGACCCAACCTCTGATGAGTATTATAATGAGCTTGATCGTAGAGTCCGAACAGAGTTTCCGCAGAAGTTTGGAAGCTCTAAGGACAAAGGACCCAGAGTCGCCTCTGCTGAGTCCACGGCTTCTAAGTCGTCTACGAAAAAGGGGCGCAGAACAGTCAAATTGACTCCTTCGCAAATTCAGATAGCGAAGAGGTTGAATGTTCCGCTCGAAGAATATGCTAAATATGTCAAGGAGTAACAAAATGACTGCTTCTACAAAGAGAACGCCTCGCGATGCGGAAACTCGCGCAAAGACCCAAAGGCGAAAGCCATGGGCACCTCCATCTAAACTGGAGGCTCCAGAAGCACCCGCAGGGTACAAACATCGTTGGATTCGTACAGCCATTCGTGGTGAGGATGACAAGATGAATGTAACAACTAAGATGCGTGAAGGGTGGGAACCCGTTCGTGCAGATGAATATCCAGAACTCGAGGGTAAATTTCCTACCATCGAGGAGGGTGCTCATCAAGGTGTTATTGGAGTCGGTGGTTTGATGTTGGCTAGAATACCTGAAGAAACGGTTGAAGAGAGAACTGAATACTTCCGGGAGCAGACCCGTACACAAATGGATGCCGTGGATCAAAACTTGATGAGGGAACAACACCCCTCAATGCCTATTCATACGGATAGGAAAAGTCGTGTATCATTCGGAGGTAAGTCGAAAGATTAGCCTCCATAATTGGTAAGGAGTAAGCAATGGCAAACACAAATGTTGCCTTCGGCTTGAAGCCGATTAATATGCCCGGTGGCTCTCCAGCTACTCAGGGCACTAATGCATACTTCATAGACAGTGGTGCAAGCGCGATCTTCCAAGGATCAATGGTTAAAGCTGATAACGGTGGTGAAATCGTTATCTGTTCTGCTACCGGAGATACTCAAGCTCCCGTTGGTGTATTCGCTGGCTGTGAATATGTTTCATCTGTGACTGGTAAAAAAGTGTTCTCAAATACATGGCCTGGTTCGGGTGCAGACACAAACTTTGATATTATCGGGTTTGTGCATGACAACCCGCTACAGCGTTATATTATTTGTACAGACGCTACTTTTACAAATCGCGCAACTGCGATTGCTGCTATCTTTGAGAACTCACAGTTCGATAGCGGTGCAAGCGGTAGCACAACCACAGGTATTTCTAGTGCAAAGCTCGATGTTGCGACTCTGGATTCCTCTAATGCCTCTCTTCCTTTGAAGATTGTGGGCATTCATGATGATCCTGAGAACGAAGACTTCGCTGCTGCTGGTATTCCTATGATTGTGATGCTTAACAATCACGCCCTGCTTCAGTCTGATTCTGAAGCAGCTATTTCATAAGGGAGTATAGGTATGGCTATTTCTCGCGCACAACTCGCCAAAGAATTAGAGCCGGGTCTGAACGCTCTCTTTGGTATGGAATATGGACGTTATGAGGGTCAACATGCTGAGATCTTTGACACCGAGTCATCAGACCGGGCGTTTGAAGAAGAGGTGATGTTATCCGGTTTCGGCGCTGCACCAACAAAAGCTGAAGGTGCGGGTGTTGCATTTGACGATGCGAACGAAGCTTTCACTGCTCGTTACAACCACGAGACAGTGGCAATGGCTTTTTCAATCACTGAAGAAGCTGTTGAGGATAACCTGTATGATCGTCTAGCATCACGCTATACTCGTGCACTCGCACGTTCTATGGCACACACAAAGCAGGTTAAAGCTGCTGCTATCCTGAACAATGCGTTTACTGCTGGCGCTTCCGCTGGTGGTGACGGTGTTGCTCTTTGTGACGCATCACATCCATTGACATCAGGTGGCACATTCAACAACGAGCCAGCAACTGCTGCTGACCTTAATGAGACTTCTTTGGAAGACGCATTGATCAGCATCGCTGGATTTGTTGATGAGCGTGGCTTGATCATTGCTCTTCGTGGTATGAAGCTTATTGTTCCACGTCAGTTGCAATTCGTTGCAGAGCGTCTGCTTGTATCTAACCTACGGGTTGGAACAGCCGACAACGATGTCAACGCCATTAAGTCAATGGGCATGCTTCCTGAAGGTTATGTAGTCAACGACTATCTGACCGACACAGACGCATTCTTCATTAAGACTGACGCTCCAAATGGCTTCAAGCACTTTGAGCGTATGGCATTGTCAACTGCCATGGATCCAGACTTCGATACTGGCAACATGCGTTATAAAGCTCGTGAGCGTTATAGCTTCGGCTTCTCTGACCCACGTTGTGTGTTTGGTTCACCGGGTGCATAAACTCTGGTTAAAAGCTATGATGTCTTGATGTGATAAAATGTAGTCTTCATAGCATGAAAGGGCGGCTATTCAGTCGCCCTTTTTTCTGTTATAATTTTGCATCTCTTTACGCAAAGAGAACCTCCCTTAGACTCGAAGCCGTATTAATTGCGGCTTCGTTTTTTTTCGTGTATGATGTATTCATCCTGACAGACTCATTGGGAGTCTGACACTAGCCAAGACAGGAGATAGATATGGCTACAACTACCTTTACAGGTCCCGTCCGTTCTCAAGGCGGTTTTCAAGTAACAAACAAGGACGGCACCTCCGGTGCTATCACTCAAACAGGTTTTTCCGTAAACGCAACAGGTCAGCTTGTCTCAATGGGAACTCGCAAGATTCAGTCTTTTGCGGGGACACTAGCAGGCACAGATACCAGCACTGCATATGCTGACGGTGATGTTCTCGTAGAACTCGGAACGCTCAATACAGATGCACCGGACGGCCTTGTAACCCCCACAAAGTTCTTTATTCACAGGGCTTTGATTGGAATCACAACCGCTGCTGGTCAAACCCTTGTGGGCAGCCTTCAACTTAGTGCCACAAGCGGGACCGCTACAAACGCGGCTGTTTCTTCGGGAACAGAGATCGTTGGTGCTGGCGTCACATCATTTAATGAGCAGTTGAGCGCGACTCAGTCTATTACTGAAATCGACATCAACTTCAATGATACGGCTGGAAACTACCATATCTTTGTCCCCAACGTGACAGCGCCAATCGCAAGCACACATCTGTACGC